GATATGACGGTGCGAAAAGCCACCCGTGAAGGCTATAAAATCAGTGTCTATGTTTACCGCGCAGTGAGAACAATCGTTCAGGCGGCTTCGGCCATCCCTTGGATTGTGCAAGATAACAAAGGCGAGCTGATTGAGAACCATGAGTTTACTAAGGCATGGTCAAAGCCCAACCCCGAATTCTCCGGGCAGGATAATATGGAGTTCATCATTGCCCACCAACTGCTGTGTGGGAATTCTCTGATTCAGCCGATTATTGTAGGTGGCAGACCTCGTGAATTCTGGGTTGTTATGCCCGACTTAGTAAAGCCTATCCCTTCAGATGTTAAAGGTGAATGGCTGAAAGGATGGGAGGTGACCAGCATAGATGGGAAACAAGTTACCGTACCAGCCTCACAGTTTGTCCACTTCATGATGATGGACCCGGGCAATCCCTACTGGGGGATAGGCCCTCTCATGGCGGCCGCCCGCACTATTGATACTGACAACGAAGCCCAGGATACCCAGAAAATATCAATGCAGAATCGGGGCGTAACTGACGGGGTATTCACGCATGAGACTCCACTGACACAGGAACAGTTTGAAGAAGCGCGCAGGCAGATTCGGGAGAACTTCCTGGCCAAGAGCAAGAGACGCGAACCCTGGGTCCTGGGAGCTGGGGCCAAGTGGAACCAGATGTCCCTGACCGCTATCGAGATGGATTTCATCGCTTCCCGTCTCCACAACAAGCGCGATATAGCCGGTGCATTTGGGATTAGCCCGATATTCCTCGGCGATCTGGAGCAATCCTCTTATAATAATATGATGGAAGCCCGCAAGGCTCTGTATGAGGATGTCGCAATCCCGCTGCTGGATGATGTGAAGTCCACGCTCAATCTCAAAATAGCTCCGATGTATGGGGATATCACCATTACATATGACACGTCTAGGATAGCTGCTCTTCGGGAAGATTTCAGCAAGAAAGTCGAACAGGCCAAGAGTCTCTGGTCAATGAGCGTACCATTTAATCAGATCAATGAGAGATTAGAGATGGGATTTACCGAGTTCCCCGGGTGGGATCGTGGCTACCTGCCATTGACCTTGCTGCCGACCGGCTCTTCACCTGCCGGGGAGGAAGAGCCCGAGAAGGGATTGAAGAACCTTTCGACGGAAGAGCAGAAGACGGCTCACTGGAAGCGGATAGACCGCAGACGCATTGCTTGGTGGGGAGTGGTAACCAAGAAGATCTTGCCGCTCTATGAAGATGAGATTAAAGCCATTGAGAAGGCTATCAAAGGCAAGAAACCGGCTCAACTGGAAAGTGCAGCCGGTGAAGCGATAGAAGGACGGCATGAAGAATGGGAGAAGATGCTGACTGCGATATCCGCTGCTCTTATCGAGGATTTCGGTAATGAAATAGCGGAAGACCTTGGTGGCGAACCGAAGTCAGATAAGCAGAGTGAACTCAAGTGGGCATTTGACCCGATGAGTGCTGCAGCCAGGGCATGGATAGCCAAGAACGGAGCTGCGAGTATCAAGACCATACTGGCTACCAACCTGGATGATGTAAAGCGGGTCATCGTGGCCGGGGTGGATGAGAACCTGAGTACCGTGCAGATATCCAGAAACTTGAGGCAGTTCTATACAGACCACTCGGCTAGTAAGGCAATGAGGGTAGCGAGAACTGAGGTAAGTCATGCAGCAGGTTTTGGACAGCGTGAAGCTGCCAGGCAATCAGGTGTGGTGAAAACTCACACCTGGATTACGAGCAGAGACGACCGTGTGCGTGATGCCCATATTCTTATGGATAATGAGACAGTAGACCTGGATAAAGCTTACTCAGACGGCTCGATGTATCCAGGTGAGCAAGACATTAACTGCCGGTGCGTAGAAGCATTTGGGACAGGGAGGTAATTATGTATCCACCGAGAAATCCTAAAGTTGCTATAAAAATGGGAGTGCCAATTTTGCCTCTCATTTTGTTTGGCATGATACCCGTTGTAATTCTAATTCTGAAACTCATTCGAGGCTGAACCGGGAGGTAACATGAATGGTTCTGAGAATGACTATATGTTCAACAGGATGGTGAGTGAAGCTATGGAAGAGGTGGCAAACAAAGGCTGGAAAGAAGCCAACCAGAATGCCGTCACCTTAGCAGCGTTCGGTATGCTGAATAAACTGGTTAGCAACAGATTCCATACCATTGCGAGACCGTTCTGGTGGGCAGCCGGAGCGATTGGTGCAGCTGCTATCGCTTACATAGTAGGCATCATCCTGGGAGCACACTAAAAGGGAGGGAATTATGGACACAAAGAGAAAGACCTTCGAGTTTGAACTCAAGGCCATTGATGAGGAGGAGGGAACTTTTACCGGCTACGCTTCTACCTTCAGTGACGTACCGGATAGCTATGGCGACATAGTTGATCCAGGAGCGTTCAAGAAGACCTTGAAAGCGCAGAAAGGCCGGATAGTATGCCTCTTCAATCACAGTATCATGGAGCCAATAGGTAAACCCACAGAACTGGTAGAGGACGAGAGAGGATTGCTGATCAAGGCAAAATTATCTCTTGGTGTTCAGAGGGCAAGAGAAACCCTCAGTCTAATGAAGGACGGTGTCATTACCCAAATGTCCATCGGTTATGAAACCATCAAACAGACATACGATGGGGGCATAAGACATTTGAAGGAACTCAGGCTCTATGATGTCTCTCCTGTGGTTTTTGCTGCGAACCCCGAAGCGGTTATTATAGGTGTGAAGGAGATGAAGCCATACCCGAACGAACACGCTTGCCGGTTGCGTGATCCTGATGATTTCCAAGAAGGCAGCTTCCGGAGAACCTCAAGGGTGTCAGATGGCAAGAAGTACTCAGTCATCATGGGTAGGCTCGAAGGTGAGGACACCCTAACCGAGCAGGCTTACAGATATGACAAAGAGGTGTGGGAAGAGGGTGAGGCTAAGACCCATTGTAAAGACCACGATGGAACATTTGAAGCTGCTACCGAGAAAGCTCTTGCTTTCGCTGACCAGGCCGAGAGGGTGCTTGCTGCCGTCATGGACTGGATTGACAGAACCAAGTCGCTTGCTGACTTGCGTCTGAAGGAAGGCAGAGTTCTATCTACCGCTAACAGGAAACGGCTTGCTAGTTTGCTGGAGGCACTGGAGAAAATGGCCTCAGACATAAAGGACTTACTTGAGGCCACTCAGCCTGAAGACGAGGACGAAAGCGGGGAAAAACTTGCCTTAATTGTTTCTAGTCTCAAGGTTGAGAATGAAGGCTTCGATACAAAAGAAGCCGAAAGGCGCATCGAAGCTATACTTGTCCAAATGAGGAAATAAAGACGGAGGTGAACTAACATGGATCCGAAAGAACTTGCCGCATTAGTTCAGAGTGCGGTAGAAGAGCTTCATAAGGCTGTAGAGCGCCAGGATGGAGAGATCAAGAAACTCGGCGAACCTACGGCCGAAACCAAGGCGATCATTGACAGGTGCAATGAACGCATTGATGAGTTGGAGGTCAAGCTCCAGCGTCAGACCATACCCACACCTGGTAGCCCAGAGGCACAGACTGAAGAGTCTAAGGCTCGCGGTGCTGCTTTCTTCAAGTTCGTGAGGCACGGCGACACGGCTCTAACGCCAGAGGAACGGAAGGCTCTGGTAGAGGACACCACTGGGCAGTATCTCATCACTCCAGAACTCGAAACCGAGATTGAGCGTACCCTTCCCAAGATAACTGTTATCCGCCCATTAGCCACCGTTCGGTCAATCGGCAAAGACCGGCTGAAGATTCGCAGCATCAGTGAGGTAACAGTGGGTTGGGGTAAACTCGAGGCGAAGGCTGAAATTCCTGAGAGCAGCCCACTCCCCGGTGCTCCTACTTACCAGTATGCCGAGGACCTCTACGGTCTGGCCAAAATTGGTGAGGATGAGCTGGCAGACAGCGACTTCAACCTTCAGGCACTTCTAGCCGATTCGTTCACTAGAGCTATTGCTGAGGCTGAAGATTTGGCATTCATCAAGGGTGCTGGCCACGATTCAGAGGAACCGGAAGGCATGACTGTAAATCCTACCATTCTTCTTGCCACTGCCAGTGTGACCACACATTCTACGGCATTGATAGAGGATTTCATGGCGATGATGTATGCCTGTCCCGCCCAGCACCGCAGGAATGGTGTCTGGATTGTGAACTCCGCTACCGAGCTGGCCATAAGGAAACTGAGGGCGCTAAGTGGTGCAGGCGTCTACGAGGGCCCATTCCTGTGGCAGCCGAGCATTATAGAGGGTAGGCCCAACACGTTCCTGGGCAGGCCAATCTACAACCAGGACGACCTGGCTACCCTCGCTCAGAATACTCTGGTAGTCGCCATCTTCGGTGACATCAAGGCCGGATACCGCATCATCGACCGGGCCGGCATCACTCTCCAGAGGCTAGTTGAGTTGTACGCTGAGTCTGGTCTGGTTGGCTTCAAGGTCCACAAGAGAGTAGGCGGCGGGGCAATAAAGCCGGCCAGCAAGGCCATCGTGCTTTTGTCCAACAAGGCCACATAAGCCAAGCACACCTAATAATAGCTAAAGCGAATAGAGTCGAAAAATAAATCGGGGGGGTGAAAATGATTCCCCCCCAAAGGAAGGAAAAACATGACAGCAAAGATGCACAGAATGCACTTACCCAAGGTGGGAGAGGGTGTCATCTACGTCCCTGGTGGTGTGCCTTTCGAGGCAGACACTGAGCAGCAGTATCCTCTAGGCTCATATATGAGGATAGGCAACAAGGAGTTTATCTATGCCAGGGCTGGAAATACCCTGAAGACTGACCGAGGAGCAAAAAACTACTCGACTCAGAAAGTCGGCTTTAAAGTCCTCGCCGTTAAGATTGTAGCAGGAGACCTGACAGTATCTATTGTCGTAGCCTCTGGTCTTGCCATAGCTAAGGATGAACTTGTAGGTGGTGAGATCGTAGTCTTCGGCCCCGACAATGCTTCCTTCACCCGTGGCATAATCGGTAACAACGTGATAGTTACTGGCGATGGGGGTACGCTGGTAGTCCAACTAGACTCTCCTGCTCCCAAGGACTTTGCAGTCACTGAGCACGCTGAGTGCATGGTAAGTCCATACTACGATGTCAGGGAAAGCAATAGTGCGTGGTTGGCGGTCATGGGTATACCCACAGTGGAGGCTATCGCTGGTCAGTATCTCTGGTTGCAGGTATCGGGCCCTAACTGGTGCAGTCCTGTAATGGGCGTTACGGGGCCTGGTGGTGCTGAGAACCTGCAAACTGCGGTATTTGGAGGGGATGGTGCTCTCCTTGCACGGGATGCGACGACAAACATTGATTCTCAACATGCTGGTGTCGTGATCTCTGATGGTGGTGCGACACAGGGGGCACCGTTCGTTATGCTCCAGATAGCGCACTAAGGAACAGGAAGGAGATGGCCCTGCTAGTGGGGTCCTCCTTTCAGGTTGGGGGGGAGTGGCTAATAGCTGCTCCCCCCGAGTCTATAAAGGATGGAATTATGAGGGTAAGAATCCTGAAACCTATTGTTTCAGCCTATGGGGGTCTTTCTCTAGGTGCAGTGCTTGACGTTCCTGATAACGTAGGGAGGGACTGGTGCAAGGCTGGAATAGCAATGCAGGACAAAAGTTTGGATGGGGCAAGTGAGACTAAGACGCCATCTATTAAGCAAAAACGAAAAACTAGGAGGTAAAACAATGAACCAAATGCTCAAGTATCATTCTGGCTTCGTCGTGAAGCACTGGAGAAGGGTCAACGGAATCTGGCAGATGCTCTGGGAAGAACCGTTCGGGTTGGATAGAAATATCCTTCACGATACCGGTGAAATAGCCATCCTCTCAGCCTTCTTCGCTACGGCCATGAACCTCTACGGAGCCCCGCCTGCGAACCTGTACTTGGGACTAGATAAGCGGGCGGCACTTGCTGAGGATGACACGCTTGCTACCCTGGATGAGCTGGTCAAATCAGGGTATGAGCGAAAGGCTGTCATCTCAGGCGGGACCGGACTGGAAGGCCAGGATTTCTATATCAACCAGCCTGCGGCTTACTACCGTGCAGATAGCAAAACTGTCACATGGACCGCAGGAGAGAATTGGGTTACTGCAGTCAAGAACATCTTTGTCTGCACTGATGTGACTGCCGTGGAAGATGCAGCTGGCGACCATCTTGTCTGCTCCCTAGCACTCAGCGCCGACAGATTGCTGCTCAACGGCGATAAGCTCGAAGGCTCGATGTTCATCGGCCTGTCGGAGTAGTTCGCTTGAAGTCATGTAAGGATGGAGCACAAGGAGGCAGATGCCTAGTGTGATGGAATTTGCTCTAGGCATCTACGTCTGTGAAGTGAAACAGAAGGGCTAGGAGAATTATGCCAGATACAGGTGCAACTTATCCAGGCACGGGGGCAAACGAAGACCGTGCAGATAGTCCTGCGTGGTCTAACCCCACCAACATCGAGCGGGAGTTGCTTGCTGCTACTTGGTCGGGTACGGATCAACCCAGTGATTGGTTGAGAGGCAGCGACTTTGGGTTTTCTGTGCCAACCGATGCTGTTATTGTAGGCATCAAGCTAGATATGAGTCGGACGAAGATATCGGGTGCCGTTAGTAATTCCCTACTATATCTGGTTGATGAGAATGGAACCAACATAGGGGGATCCAAGCATGCAACCAACCAAGAGTGGGTGGGTGCCCAAGAAGTAAGTTATGGTGGAGCGTCCGACCTGTGGGGGGCAACGCTCACACCAGCAATAGTTAATTCCTCGAACTTCGGGGCGAGACTGTCAGTAGTGTGTGCTGGTGCTTCCTCGTGCAGCGTCACCTGGTACAAGATTACAGTCTACTATGTAATAAAACCCACCACCACAATCCTACCTGCCTCCCTTATTACATCTACTACAGCACGAAAGAACGCTCAAGTAGCCAATGACGGCGGAGCAGTCTGTGAGGGAAGGTTCTCATGGGGCAAGATAGAGAAGGAAGATGACTTTGAGTGGGGGGAAGACGGCGACGATATTGATACATCAGGTGGAGGTATTACTTGGACTAAAGTTGCTGAAGGTACTTCCACGGCCAAGATTACAACCGACCAAAAGGTTTCAGGAACGAGGTCGCTGGAGCTTTACCGAGACGGCACTAATAACCCCAGTGCATTAACCACACAAGCAGCAGTAACAGGCGGGATTGCCTTCTATGCAAGACATGATGGTGCGGGGCGATGGACCCTCTCTTGGGGCGATGGCACTCATAGGATATATCCATTCGTTCATTCTAATTGGAACCTAGTCTATAACAATGCTGCTGGTAGTGTCGTAGATACAGGCAAGGCCTTAGTAGCGAATACGCAGTATCTCATTAAACTAAAAAACATTGATTGGGCTAATGGTACTTTCGACATGGATGTGGATGGTGTTCCTGTCGTAGTGGCTGGGGAGATGTGGGATAGTGCTGTTGATTCGGGTACAATCCGTTTGCGAAGTCTAGCTGGCACAGACGCTTATGTATTCATAGATGATGTCCGCATCCTTTCTAACAGAACAACGACAGATTGGGATGGCGGAAGCTACTCGACCAACGACCCCTTCTATTCCGACCTGAATTCTCTCGACCCTGCCACAAAGTACGTCTATGAGGCACAGTTAAAGAATATCGCTGGTGAAGGGCCGTGGAGTGCGGACATGACCTTCCTGACCTTAGTGGCGGGAGAGACTTATGATGAGACAGGTAGACTCCAGATTATCCTTGGCGTTCAGACCAAAAGTGATATTGCGACAAGAATCGAGACGGCAAAGACACAAGTTGTTCTCACTCCACAAGGAAGGGCGGACTTGGCGGCTTTTACCGAACTCGGCAAGCTTCAGGCTATTTTAGCTCCCCAGGGCAAATCAGACATAAAACTTCTACCCGAACTGGGGAGAGAGCAAGTCATAGCTGCTATCCAAGGCTCTGCCGATTCTACAACATTGTCCGAGGTAAGCAAAGAGCAGATTATCGCAGCAATATCTGGTAAAACAGATGCTTCGATATTGAACGAGCTTGCTAAGTTACAGACTGTCTTTGCCATTCAGGGGAGAAGTGATTCAGCAACTTTCAATGAATTAGACAAAGAACAAATTCTGCTCGTTACTCAGGGGAAGGTGGTCGGCTTTCGCTTCCTCGAGCTTGGGAAGGAACAGATTGCATTAGTAGTCACGGGGGAATCCGATGCAGCTATACTGAGCGAACTTGCTAAACTCCAAGTTCTCTTGGCTTTGCATGGTTCTCTTGACCAAGCCCTTTTCAGCGAACAGCTCTTGCAGATTATCTTAGCAACTCAGGGAAGAACAGACGTCTACATTCCCGTTGTTGTTATTCTCTATGACGAAACAGGTAGAGTTCAGATTATTCTCGCTACGGTTGGTTCTGAGATTATTCAAATAATCAGTCGCATAGCAAAACCATCAGCTGTTCACGACCTAGGCAAGACAAAACCCCATTACACTTTGGGTAAACCACAGGTTGACTACACCTTGGGTAAAACAAAGGTAGGTACTCATAATCTAGGAAGGAAGGTGGAGTAAAATGGCATTAAACGATACGGCTCTGGTAACTCTAGTTCAGGCTAAGAACTATTTGAGGGTTGATGCGGCAGCCAGTCTCCATATTGATGCTGAGTATGTCGGTGCGGGGGATGGCACAACTGTCGCTTTCCCCCTTGACTATGCACCACTCGATGGCACGTTGAAGGTCTATGTTAATTCTGTCCTCAAAACTGAGACCACGCATTATACTTACACGGGAACTACATTGACTTTCACCACCGCCGGTAAGCCTGGGGTTGGTGCTGGTATCACAGTCTCCTATGATTATGCTACCGAAGACGATACCTTTGAAAGTTACGATGATGATTTGTTGGAGCGACTTATTGCCGCTGCCACCAAGAAAGCAGAGGACTACACTGGTCGCGTCTTTATTCAGCGTGAGATAACCGAGACGCACCTAGGTGATAGCACTCAGATGCTCAAGCTCTATAAGCAGCCAGTAGTCGATGTGACTAGCGTAAGTGTTGGTGGTGTTGCCCTCACCTCTTGGAGTGAGCGGCTTTCGATTGGGCGAATATATCATCTCATTGTCTGGCCTCTGGATTATGAGATTGTGGTTGTATATCAGGCCGGATATGGCGCAGATAGGGACGCTGCACAGTTATTGGTGCCCGACGCTGTGGCCGCAGTTCTTCTAATCGTGGCTGACTTGTTTGAGAATCGGGGCGATAAGGTAGATAGTATCAACATAACTGGGCTTGGCTCTACGAGCTACAAGCTACCGAGTCGTGCTGCTGAATTACTTAACCCCATGAGGACGAATCTAGTATGAATGTGTATAAGGACTTCGTAAAGATACAGGAAAAGACCACGACAGCGAGTCCGCTTGGCGAGACGATAACTTGGAAGCCGATAGGCAGCAAGTATGCTCTGGTGATTCCTCTTGATGCTAAAGCTAGGGCTATCTATCAGCAGTTAAAGAGTGAAGTATCTCACAAGGTGATGTTCCCTGGTAGCGTTACCCTGAACCTGGGTTCTCATCGTATTCTGCATGGCAGTAAGACTTATGAGCCGGTTGAGCCGACACAATTGATTGAGAATTCAACAGTAGTTGCGGTGAAGGAAATCTAATGGCCGTTGAGATAACTTTCAAGTCGAATTTGCCCGCAGTGATGCAAAAGATAGATAAGGCAGCAAAGGATAGGATGGAAGAAGCTGTCCAAGCCGTGAGGAATCAAGCCTTAGAAACGCTGAGTGGGTCACGCTCCGGTCGAACTTACAAAGTTCCTGGTACGAGCAGAACTTATACTGCCTCTTCACCGGGTCAGCCGCCGGCTGTAGCCACTGCTGAGTTGAGGCAATCAGTCAAGGGCGTAGTAGAAAAAGAGGGAAGTCGAATTGTGGGTATGGTAGGGACGGATAAGATTCAAGGACTGGTGCTCGAATTTGGAACGCGCGACCGTAAAATATTGGCTCGACCCTGGTTAAGACCATCATTTGAGAAGAGTGCAGGTAAGGTGAAGGAAATCTTCATGAGGATATGGTTCTGATATGGATACTCAGAAATCATTAACCACGGCCATCTATAACCTTTTGACGGGGGATCCTACCCTCAAAAGCAGGATGGGCGGCACTGTCCGCTTATACCTTACCTGGGCAAAACCAGACGCTCCATTCCCCTATCTTGTCCATCGACTAGACATACGAAAAGAGCCTGGGACCTACGTCATCCAAAAAGCGAGCTACTATCTTGATATCTGGAGTGATAGCCCCAACGCGGATGAGGCTTTGGCAATCAGGAAGAGGCTTATTGAGCTGTTAGATGAGCTGGTCTTCAGTACAAGTGAAGTGGCTAGGGTTCATATAGAGATCGTGTCTGACGGATTTATCCCGGAGCCCGAGCAAGGTATCTGGCACTATGCAACGCTCTGGGATTGGATATTCCGGAGGGACGCTGAAGTAGCCTCAATCGAAGGGAGGTAACATGGTGAAAAGAATGGGTTTGAAAAGGAAAGAAAAGGAGGTGAGTACGATTGAAGAGGTCATAGAAAAGGAATCTAAGCCCATAGTAGTATTGGGCAAGGCTGAATACTACAAAGAATTATTTCAAGTTCGAGGAGGTAAATAACAATGGGCAACGAATCACAGAATGTTTTGGTAGGCTTGGCACGCCTGGCAATTCGACAACCGAACGATGCGCTCGCTGCATGGGTCAGCGACATCAAGTATGCCGGTAGCCATGCGATAAAACTGAGCAAGATGGGCTCAGGTAATGCTGGTAGCACTCACTTGCAGCTCACTCCGCCAGCAGGAATAACGGTCGATATCTTCGCCGTAAATGCAGCGGCTGGTGGCGCCAAGAAGTATAGTTTCTGGCACAAGTGTCAGAATGGTGTGACAGGTAACTATGCACAATTCGAGTTCAGGTTTGAAGACCCCGACTCTGAAGCCTGGCTTGAATACACAGTCGTGGCTCAGCAAAACAAAGCAGGTGATGGGGTTTGGGCAGAGTTGGACTTATCTTCTGATACTCCTTCAGGCGGTTATGGTGGCCATGGCGAACTCGGTGAGTCATTCTTCGAATGGGGCACATTGCTACCTCTTGATGGCCTTGCAGCGGCCATTGAGTCAGCGAAGGAAGCGGTCACCGATTGTGGTAACTGGATAATGACCAGAGTCCGCATAGAATTGTGGGAGCCCGAACCAGCAAGGTACATGCATATTGATTCCATCACGCTAGACGGTGTTACCTATGAGATAGAACCAGGTGCTGCAACAGCTCTAGGTCTTTCGCTCTCCGGTCCCTACGTTGATGTCGGATACACAGAAGATGGTGTGACATTCAACTATAGCGTTGACATCGCTGAGACTAGGGTCGAAGAAGAAACCTTCCCGGTAGGAGCAAAGATAACCAGCGAAACCATGGAGATTGTGTGCAATATGGCCGAGAGTTCCCTCGCCAACATCGATAAGGCGATAGCAGGAAGTGTGCTGAGTGGTAGCATCCTTACAATAGGGGACGGTGTTCTGAAGGAGATGTCCATCAAGTTGACCGGCGTAACTCCCTCAGGAACTGAACGCTCCTACGAATTTCCTCGGGTAATTGCTACGGGCTCAGTGGGCATGAGCTTCAGGAGGGCGGAAAAGACCATCGTCCCCTTGACTTTCCGGGCTCTAAAGCCTAGCAGTGGACCTGTCGGTACCTTCGTTGATAACGCGTAAGGAGGATAGAAATGGAAGTTAGGTCACTGACTGTTGATGATGTCTTTACGGTTGCTAGAATGCTGAGTAAGGCAACAAAAGGGGCCAGGAAAGAGATTGCCTCAGCAATCAAATCTGAGGAAAAACCTGACCCCACTGAGCTGGGCATGGTGCTTTTCCAGAGTATGTTTGTCGAGGCCGAAGAAGACCTGAAGGCATGGTTAGCAGACCTGATTGGCAAGACGAAGGATGAGTTTGTGTCCATGCCAGCATCAACTGTGATAGACATCATCGAGAAGCTGGCCGGGCAGGAAGACATTAAGGATTTTTTCGGAAGAGTCTCGCAGCTAGTAGGGAAGGTGGCATAGCGGGACTCTTCGATCTGGTTCAATCTCGATATGGTTGGACTGATGAGATAATTCATGGCCTCCTGTTCTCGCGTTTTGCGCAATTAGTCAACTTGTTGTCCGAGGCGAGGCGAGAGGAGGCAGAGGAGAAGTTTACTCGGGCTGCTTTCATAGGTTGGCAAATGGGTGCTGGTGGCAAGAAGACTTTTGGGCAATACTTGAAACACTTGTTACCAGATGAACCCGTTCAGTCTGTTAAATCTGTTAAATCTCAGAAGAGACAGGACGAAGTCCTATCGCTAATGAACATCAAGGCTAGGAAGAAATCATGAATATATTTGAATTATTTGGCAAAGTGGCCATCGACGGTCTGGACAAAACGAAGGAGCAATTGTCCGGGCTTGATGCCAATGTTCAGAAAGTCCAGAAGGGCATGAAGATCATGGGCGCAGCCTTCACCGCTGTGGGAGTTGCGGGTCTGGCCATGATTCAGTCAACCAAGAAAATAAATGCTGACCTTGGCGTGACGGCGCTTACTCTTGGCATTACTACCAAGGAAATGCGAGACCTAACCCTCGCAACGACCAACGTCACCTTCCCCATCAAGGAAGTTACGGCTACTTTTGATTTATTGGCCAGAGCTGGAATAAAAGATCAGGAAGTTTTGAAGGCTACGGCCACAGCTTTCGATACCCTTGGTGATGCCCTTAAGATGGGTGCTAGTGCTGTGACTGAGATAATGGTGCCAGCAATGAAAACGTTTAGATTATCAGCCGAGGAGATTGCTGGTAAGACTGATATGATGACCTATATGGTCAGAAATAGTACTATCTCCTTAGAAGATTTCAACACGATGGTAGGCTACACCTCACAGGACATGGTGGATGCTGGTCTCACAATAGACGATATGGCCGCAGCTATGATGTATATGTCCGACAACGGTGTAGAGCCAGGCAAGGTCATGCTTAGGGAATGGAACAAGGCGGTTACTCAATCGCAAGAAGAGGGCATCGCACTAACAGAAGCTCTTGGCATGACCAGCGAAGAGTTGGAAAGGTACAAGAGCGGACTCGCAGGTGCTACGGGTATGGCTGAGGAATTCGCCGATGTAGCTAACGAGCAATACACCATAATGGACAAGGTCAAGCAGAAGTGGAGCGAGCTAACCTTGAAAGCTAGTGGATTCCTTGAGCCTCTGGAGCCGATTCTAGCTGGTATGACAGCGATGGGCCCGATGATGATGTTTCTTGGTAGCTCTGCTGGGACCGCAG